GGGACCAAGATTCATTACTTTCTTGTAGACACCGCTTTCCATGCCAGCAACAACGCTGTGGATAGACACATACTCTTCAACAGCACAGCCAAGTGCTTCTTCGATGTTGGTAGCAACAGGGTCAATGAGGAAGTTCTTGGGGTTGATCGGCTTTAGGCCAACCATAAACTTAGTTCTTTCTTCTACACCAACAGCAGTGATGCCCATTTCCACAATCGGTCTTGAAGCAGGCGACTTCTCAGTCTTCTCTGCAACTACGATCTCACCGATACCAGTTCCATAGACAGCGCCAAGCAGGATAACATCACTGATATCTTTACGGACCTTATTGCGCTTAAAATCTTCAGTCATCTGACGCTTGATTTGTTCAACGTCAATCTTAACCTGGTCTGCTTGGTCATCAACGATGTCAAAGAACTTCTCACCACGACCAAAGACAGCCTCTTCAATCTCAGCAACAGAGGTCTCAATTGCTTGCTGCAGTGCAGGCGTTACAATGCGTGATCTTTCGCTCTCACGATGAACATCCTCACCAGCCCAGATACCACGCCATAGACGCTCATAAGAATCCCAATAGTCTAGGTAGTTCTCATCACGGTGGTTACGCCAGTTCTCACAGCGGGACAGGACCCACTCGGAAATCTTCATATCACGGCTATTGGTTTCCATACTTATTCCTTAGTTGTATCGCCAATGGAATCTTCTTCAAGGTCTGCATACTCAGGCATACCTTCTGACATATCTTCTTCTTCCATGCCTTCTTCTTCTTCCTCTAAGTCAGCAACAGGCAAAAATATGTCCTTGTCTTTGAGGCCAGCTTCTTTAGCGGCAGTGATGACAGTCAGGATGCAGTCTGCACTGAACTTCTTTTCAATTTCTTCTTTGATTGTTTCCCAGACATCGGGGTTAGATGCTAGTGTGTCCCAATTAAGAGGCACATAGTCTTCTTTGTTATACATTTCTAGGTACATAGTTGCTCCTTAGTAGCCAGCAACGGCATCCATTGGTTCATAGGGATCATCATCATAATATTGAACATACTCAGCTATGGCAATCTGGTCAATGTAAGATAAGGCATCAATAAGGTCATCATGGACTTGTGGATTAGGAAAGTTCAGTAGTTCGTCTACAACTTCGCTATTCCAATCGCCTTTGTTGAACACAATCTTTCCATGCTCTAGGCGACCCTGTAATGACCAAGTAATCCTATCGGTTTTCTTCTTATTACCGTGAGTTAGATCTTCAACTCTGAAGTAGGTATTGTACTTCCTCATCAAGTCGCTAAGATAAGGAAGAACAGCATTCTTCAGTGCGCCTCTTTCGATGCCAACACAGACAGGCTCATAATCTCTTACAGCATCAAAGATTCTTTGTGCTGACTCTTTGATGTCCCATCTGCCATACTCAATGTCTTTTACATACCAGCCATCGGATGTAACTTTAACAATTGCGATAGCAGACTGGTCTAATCTCTTCTTTTTTGCTGTTGTAGCTGATGCTACATTTTCAAAGCCAGCAAGGTCTACTGCAATGAAATACCTACCGTTATCAGGTTCGGAGTCATCATACTTCAACCACTCTTCTTTGAAGATGCCACCAGAGGCTGCTTCGAAGGAAGCCATGAACTCTTGTCTAAAAGCAAAACTGGACATTGACTTCTTTGCGGCTTCGATTTCTTTTGGGTCGAGTAGTTCGTTATCGAAGCTAGTAAAGTGCCAGGATTTGAATTCACTGTCGTTTCCAGATTCGCCGTAAGTAAACAACTCATAAAAGTGGTTTCTTCCTAATGGTGTTCCAATAAAAAGTGCAGATCCTTTTTGGTCAGCTAAAGCAGGACGAATAATCTGTTCCCACACCTCAGACTTCATTGAGCCGTACTCGTCCAGCACTACAAACTTTAGGCTTACGCCTCGCATTGTTTCAGGCCTGTCAGCGCCTTTCAACGAAATCATTGCTCCGTTGACAAGTTTTATCTGCATATTGTTGACATGGGAAGATTCTATGACTGGATGCGCTAATTCTAATAGCGTCTGCCACAAAACATCCCTAGCCTGTCCCTGCGTGTTAGCGATATACCACACATGACCTTTATCGCACTGCAAGGCGTTTATAATCAACATCCACGCAGCTAGTCTACTTTTACCAGTTCTACGACCAGCCGCAACTACTTTAAAGCGTGTAGGATCTTTAAATACTTCCTGTTGCCACTTCAGAAGCCTAACATTTAACTCAGCCATGTAGTCTTAAGTACTTTCCTGCTGAATCACAAAAATCAGCGTTGTCTTGTAATAAGCCGATGGCTTGGTTGCACTTTTTACACAGTAGTCCACGAACTTGTCCTGTATCGTGGTTATGGTCTATACACAGCCTACTGTTCTCAGCGTACTTTTCTTCTATTCCACAAACAGCACACTTATGGTCTTGTTCCTCAAGCATGGATTCATATTGCTCATGCGTCATGCCATACTTGTACTCAAGGTGTTTGCCACGGTAATACGCAGCCATTTCCTTTTTTACTGCTGCTTGGCAGTCTTTACACCTAGTCTGATAACCAGACTTAGATCTATTGTCTACTGAAAATAGTGACAGATCTTTTTCTTGTTTACATAGATTACAGGTTTTAGTCGTCATTAAATTCGACATCCTCAGCATCTATAGTCTCTGTTGCAGCTATCTTCGGATCAGTAAGACCACTGATGTTAATCGTTATTCCTTTAGCACCGACTTCTTTGTTGCTCTCAAAATAGGAGACAGGTAAAAGGCGGTCGGCACACATCTTCAACATCGCAGCCTGATCCTTATCGGTAGGATCTAGGGCTTTCTTAATGATTGTTTCAATTATGTGGTCACCTTTGGTGGTGAGCAGTCGAGCATGAAATTCTCGTATCCTTGCTGCTTCACCAGGGGGTCTGCCACGCAATTCTCTCTTCTTCTTGGCCGCAATAGCTGACTTCTTTGGCCTGCCAGCACCTCTCGGATTCTTTGGCTTTACGGACACCGCAGTCACAGAGCCAGCGGAGTCGGTAACACTAGAAGAAGACACAAGAACATCAGTGTCTTTTATTTCCATTGTTTTCCTTATATAGTCAATATTGCCTAAAGCACGCTAGCACATAAGAAGATAATTATTTATTAAAAATCTTCTATCTATATAGTGTACATCGCCTACGCTATCGGGGTAACTTAGAGGGAGGTTTTTATCTATAACCTCCCACACTAGCGTTCGCTTATGTTGCAATATAGGGGTGATTATAGCATATTTTTTCTATTTTGTCAAGTTCTTTTTTATCTTGCTCTTTGCTAGGCGTTAGCGACCTAACGCAGTGCTCAGATTCCATAGCCAATTTCTTCATAGTTAATGATAATCATTCTCATTTACATAAGTTATTGATAACATTATATCTTTCTTGTAATTGAGAATCATTCTCATTAGTGCTATTTTGCTCTTTTTTGTATCGGTGGTGATGCAACAACATTATAACACCACAGCCAACCCCACCCCCCGGTGATGTTAGTTAGCACTCACTATGCTGGCAGTGTTGCTATGCAGCATCGAAGTTAGTTAGTGCTCACTATTGTTCAATAATGACGAATGCGTTTGATATTGTGCAATGCAGCAGGTGAATGTAACAGTGATGCACCACTATAGTGCACTACAGTGCATCCTAGTCCTGCATTGCACCACTATAGTGCACCACTGGAATACCTGAGCACGATAGTCAAGTTAAGGGTTTTCCCTAAGTATCTTTTTGCAATTCTGTCCGTCATAGGGGATAGAATTATCACTGTCTTAACTTAAACCTATGGGGAAAATCATGCAGGCATTTTATAAACCGTCAAAGCTTTTTAACGTTGACGAAAACGCTAAGACTATCAAAGGTCAAAAATACGGTTTCCGCACGTTAGTGCTCTATCTTGCGCCTTATAAACTATCAGGTGTCAATATCTGTCCTATGGCGGAAGCAGCGCATTGCATTGAAGCTTGCCTAAACGAAGCAGGAAATCCGGCTTATGCCGAAACGAAACGAAAAGGCCGCTTAAATAAGACAGTCTATTTCCTGCAGGCAAAAAACGATTTCATTAATCAATTGATCCGGGAAATAGTATTAGAGCAAAGCAAAGCAAAGCGGGACGGCTTTGAGCTATTGATCCGCTTAAACGGCACGTCCGATATTCGGTGGGAAAATCAAAGCTTTACTTTGTCGCCCAAGCTTGCCAAAGTTTTGGGGCTGCAGGCGAGAGAGTATCGGAACATTATGCAAGTTTTCCCGAATGTACAGTTTTACGATTACACTAAAATTCCGAATCGAAAAGACTTGCCTAAAAATTACGATTTAACGTTTTCATACTCTGGAGTTTTAGGGTTTCAAAAATATGCAGAAAAAGCTATAGAATCCGGTATGCGCCTTGCCGTGGTATTTAGGGATAAAAAGACAATTCCTGAAACATTTTTAAATATGCAATGCGTTGACGGGGACGATTCCGACATCCGTCACCTTGATCCGCATGGGGTTGTTGTTGCGCTATATGCCAAAGGGCCAGCAAAAAAAGACTTTTCCGGCTTTGTCATTGATGCAGGTAAAAAGATTATTCCCTTAAAACTTGCTGCATAATCTAATTTCAATCACTATAGGGGTTTTATCATGATAAAAGTATTTTCTTACTATTCTGACCCAGGGCACGGCTGGATCAAGGTTCCGAAGGGTTTACTTGTTAGCCTAAGCATAGCGGATAAGATAACCCGTTATTCTTATATGCGGAAAGAATTTGCATATCTAGAAGAGGATTGCGACGCTAGCACGTTTATTAATGCATATCGTGCTAGATATGGTATTGATCCTAAAATAAAAGGATATTGTGCACGAGAGAAAAGCAGTAAGATCCGATCATACGACAATTTCGAATGGGGGTTTTAAAAATGGAATATGCATCATTGCGGGAAAAGATTAGGGCCGAAAAGGTGGATAGACTTGCACGCTATTCCAAATTTTCGGAGATAGTGCAGCAAGCGCACGAGGCAGGCGAAAAAGCAGGCATAGAGTGTCGGCCATTACCTATGGGTATTGCTGACACTGCAGGTAATCTAATCGATATCATCGATGACGGGGCCTGCGGATTCGCATGGGTGACGATAACGCCTGCAAATTCTAGTTTTGCTATATGGGCCAAAAAACAAGGCCTTGCAAGATCCGCTTATGGTGGTGGTGTGATGATATGGGTCAGAGGCTTTGGACAATCGGTAGAGCGTAAAGCAGCCTACGCAGGCGCATATGCTAAAGTCTTGCGAGATAACGGCATTAAAGCAAGTGCAGGCGATAGATTAGACTGACCTAGTGTTATCCTATAGCGCCTATCTCGCATGGGCGCTATGGGGCTAATATTGGCCTTTGAATGGGGGTTAAACCTGTGGACTACTATATTGCTTTTCAAATTGCATTGCTTTTATTTGCACTGGCTGCTATTGTGTCGATTTTTAAACCCTGGGATATTGACTAAAATGCCGACACTAGAGCATAGGGGTTACCTGCTGCACTATCATCATGGCAGTGGCGAGACCATTCGACAAGCTGCAGACGGCTCTGTCAGAATCTTTGCTACAATGAGGGCCGCAAAACTATCGATCACTAAACTGAGAAAGGCTTACGATGACAAGGCAAGACAGAAACTACCAATTAAATAGCATTCTTGGCAGTTACTTAGGCATTAGCGACTATTTAAGGATCTGCAAGGAAAACAATTTAACCGTGCACATTGAGCACATAACCAATCGAATGACTGAATTGAGAAAGGCGCATGATGATGTCGAAACCGCTTATTTTGAACGATAGGGCTGTCGTTGATGTCGAAGTCGATGGTGTCGATTCTAGAGATTATCCCGATTTCTGCGATGCTTACTTTTGCAGCGCCTTTTACGAGGACTCAGGCGAGCCATTATCTGAAGATGATTTGATTTTATTAGATGAGTTGTTCCCTGAAGTATTGAATGAAATGTCTTTTAATCGCTTACACTAGAGGAAACTATGATTAAGATAGAAACAAACATGGATCATCTACCGGATGATTTTGAGGATGTTTATGATTCATTCTACTCAAAGCAGGATGAGTTATTCATCAAAGGCATTGATCATCTAGAAATCTATGATGATCTACCGAACAGATTCCCTAAGCACTTTATCGCATCTCATCACATAGTGGAGAAACTATAATTATGTCTTGGCTACTAAGTAACCCTGATCGGCCTTATCTCGATCATTCGAAGACTGACGTTATGAAAACATGGAAAAAGCACGGCTTTGTGCCTCCCTCAGAAAATAAGGCCTTAGAGCCTCTGAAAAAGGATGACCTAGGCCAGGGTATTCCCAAGGCCATAACAACGGCACAGGGAGGCTAAAAATGCGTTGCAGAGCCTGTAATGACGTAATGACAGACTATGAATCCACAGTGCGGTCTATTCACACTAGGGAATACATAGGATTATGTAAACACTGCCTTAACACTGTCTCAGATCAAGTGATTGGTGTTGGTAATATCTCACTGATGACAGAAATGGACGATATTGGCGAGTCTTTAGGCACTGACGAAGACCCATTTGGCTGCGATAAGCATAATGATGACTACTATGAAAGGTAAAAAATGAGAGTCTTAATCGCTTGTGAATATAGCGGCAGAGTAAGAGAGGCTTTTGCATCTCGAGGCCATTATGCAGTAAGTTGCGACCTGTTGCCGACAGATATGGCAGGATTACACTATGAAGGCGATGTGTTAGATATTATCAATGATGGGTGGGATTTAATGATAGCGCATCCACCATGTACTCACCTTGCCGTAAGCGGGGCTAGACATTTTGCAGCAAAAATAGCTGATGGAAGGCAGCAAGAAGGTATTGACTTTTTTATGCAGATGGTAAATGCTCCCATTGATAGAATAGCTGTTGAAAATCCTATAAGCATAATGTCAACAAAGTATCGAAAGCCTGATCAGATCATTCAGCCCTGGCAGTTCGGACACGGTGAAACAAAAGCAACTTGTTTGTGGTTGAAGAATCTTCCTTTATTAGTGCCTACTAACATAGTTGATGGTAGGGAGCAGAGAATACACAAAATGCCTCCATCAAAGGATCGCTGGAAGTTAAGAAGTGCTACTTTTAAAGGCATCGCCGAGGCTATGGCAGAGCAGTGGGGCTAACTTGGCACGATTCTTGCTATTATTGATGTTATTAACTATGTTGTAGTAATTATTATTATTTAAAGTCTTTAACAATGTTGTTTCAATGAAAGGTAGGGCAACGATGGAAATCCATGAGCAGGAACAAATGTATTGGACCACTGTGAATGATGTCACAGATCTGTTGGTTTATCACGACACTGATGTTGACACATTCCTAGGTGATGTGTTAGATTCGGTCCTTCGTGTTAGTCCTGATAGCAGACAGGCAGCACAAATGCTGGGCATTCTTGCCTATTTCAGTGAATTAGATGACCGAGAGAAGGCAAACATAATCGTGCGAGAGGTCTTAGATGCAGACACAGAGTAAGTTTCTACGTCATGCTCCGTGTGAGGCTTGTGGCAGCAGTGACTCTAAGGCAGAATATGCCGATGGCACTGGCTACTGTTTTAACATAAACTGCAGGACTTATTTTAAGGCCGCTGACGGCTCCGCTAGTGCTCAGAATAGGGTGATACCAATGGATGACTATAAAGCCAGCCAAGAGGCTAAAAAGGCCGTTTCTGGGCAAGTTCTGTCGATACCTGATCGTGGTATCACTAAAGCCACCTGTGAAGCCTACGGTGTCATGCAGTCAGGTCCTCATCACTACTATCCTTACACTGATGCCAAAGGTAATGATGTGGCATGGAAGATTAGAGATGTCCCTAATAAGCAATTCCGATCCCAAGGCAACATCAAGGATGCTATCTTGTTCGGACAAGCTAACTGGAACAGTGGCGGTAAATTCGTGACCATCACCGAAGGCGAGTTAGACGCACTAGCAGCATTTCAGATGATGGGATCGAAGTATCCTGTTGTCAGCATCAAGAATGGCGCAGCGTCAGCCGTCAAAGACTGTCAGGCACAGTATGAGTGGCTCGATAGCTTTGAAACCATTGTGTTGGCTTTCGATGCTGATGAAGCTGGCTCCGAAGCTGCCTCAAAGGTAGCAGAATTATTCGGCAGCAAAGTCAGGATCATGAAGATGCAGCAAGGCTTCAAAGATGCCTGCGACTATCTCAAGGACAATAAGTCTGCCGAGTTTGTGAAGCAGTGGTGGGCCGCTGAGAAGTATGTCCCTGATGGCATTATCGATGGTGCAGACCTGCTTGAATTGGTTATGCAGCCTCTACCAAAGGCACAGGCGCACTATCCTTATCTTGGCCTAAATCAGATGACAGGCGGCATCAGGCAGCAAGAGATGGTGGTAGTCACTGCTGGCTCCGGTCTTGGCAAGTCACAATTCATGCGTGAAGTGATATGGCAGCTACTGTGTGAAACTCAGGACAACATCGGTGTGATGTTCCTGGAGGAATCAGTCAAGCGCACTGCTTTGTCGATCATGTCGCTGGCTGTCAATAAGCCTTTACATCTAAGCGAGGTAGAAATTGATGACATTCAAAAGAAAGAGGCATTCGACAAAACACTCGGATCGCATAGACTCTATTTTTATGATTGCTTTGGCTCTACTGCTATTGACAACATTATCAATCGGGTTCGCTACTTTGCTCGTGGACTTAATTGCCGCTATATCCTACTTGACCATGTGAGCATCGTGGTATCGGATCAGGCTCACGGGGATGAACGCAAGGCCATAGATGAGATCATGACCAAGCTGCGGATGATCGTGCAAGAAACAGGCGTGTGTTTGTTTGTGGTGTCCCACTTACGCAGGCCAGACGGCAAAGGCCACGAGGAAGGTGCTGCCACCAGCTTGAATCAATTGCGTGGGTCTGGTAGTATTGGACAATTAGCAGATATGGTGTTAGGATTGGAAAGAGCAGCACAGCATGAAGATCCTATTGAGCGCAATACCACCAGGGTCAGGGTCATAAAGAACCGTTACAGCGGCGAAACTGGCAAAGCCTGTGCGGTGCTTTATGATAAATTTACTGGTAGAATGACAGAGATAAATGAGGCCTCATTATGACATCATCACTGATTATAGGATTGGTTGCATTAGTATCTTCTTTTCTGAAAGGACTAAAGTAATGTACTCCGACTGGTCTACACACAAGTTGCTTGCCAACATCGAAGAGCGTGATAAAGAGATTGCTTCGTTGGAAGAGGCAGTCATTATCTTGAACACTCAGCGCAACGATGAGGAAGAGCGCACCAAAGTAGCAGTAAAGTTTCTGTGGTCATTGCTGCATCCAGAAGAGTTTGGATGGGCAGTGTCTCAGGAAGTCCGTAAAGAAGTAAAACAAACCTTAATTAACTTAGGAGAATTTTATGAAAGAGATGAAATTAAAAGTTGAGAACTATTTGGGCTTCGATGATGATGGTTACCTGGAGGCAACGATGTTCGTTGGCAACGATGACAATCCTATTATTAACGAAAAGTTTAATATGAAAGATATTGTTAAAGAGTTCATTACTGTGCGCTCTAGTGACACTGGCTTTGATAAACTTTGCCTAAAGCAACGGGATCTGCTGGTGAAAACACTAGAGCAGTCTATTGAAATGCTCAAGAAGGCCGCATGAGCGCCTGGCTCATAGCGATCATAGGAGTTGTCTATGCGATTGTGGCTGCTGACTTACTTTGGCGTGGTAACATTGGTCTTGGGATTGCTTTTATTGGCTATTCACTTGGGAATGTTGGACTCTATCTTGCTGCTAAGGCGGTGACATGAAAACCTATTGGATTGAACAATTAGCACACCTGCACGCACAAAGTGCAGCCATCTTCGTTCTATTTATGTTATGTGTTATTATCTTTGCACTTTGGAGGTCTTATGGTGAAGGTTAGTGGTGTCCCTTACGAAGTTAAGATGGAGCTTACCGATGAGCGCATTCTTGAGTTAGCTAGGGAGTGTGGCGCATCGAAGGTCTTTGTTGCTGGCTTCTCGATAGCTGGTAATGCTAAGATCATTGATTTTGCAAGACGCATTGTCGAGGAGGTTTCCAAAGGATGAACCCATTAAGCGTTACTTCGGCACTCAATAAGAACGGCGTATTAACATTGTATGTACTAATGGATGACGGCACAATTCTGAAAAAGGCAGAAGATGAACAACGATGGTCAGAGGTCAGTAGTGTTCTTGGACATAGAAACGAACAGCCAAGCAAGCCAGATCTGGTTGTGCGTAACAAAGGATCAAAGAAGCGGAAGGATTGAATGTCATCACAAGGCCGACACTTTATTAAAAACATTAGAGGACAATCCGTTAGTAGTAGCGCACAACGGAATCTTCTTCGACTTCCCGATATTGAACAGGCTATGGAATACGAAGATCAAAGCATCGATGTGCGTAGATACCCTAGTCATGTCAAGGCTGATGAGTCCAAACCGAGAAAACGGACACAGCCTCGCAGCGTGGGCAACAAGGCTGGGAACAAACAAAATTGAGTTCACTGACTTTGATGGTGGCCTCACGCCTAAGATGCAAGAGTACTGCGTCAGAGATGTCGAAGTTTTAGAGAAGGTCTACAACGAACTTTTACAGGAGCAGCAGCGATATGGATTCTCGCAACAGAGCATCGATCTGGAGCACAAAGTGGCTATCATCATTGCTAGACAAGAGCGCAATGGCTTTAGATTCGATCTGCCTAAAGCTATGGTGCTTCTGGCAGGACTTAAAGATAAAATGGCTTCAATTGAGGCATCCCTACAGTTCATCTTTCCGCCTATCGTCACCGAGCGAATTAGTGAAAAAACAGGAAAGAGACTCAAAGATGATGTCGAAGTCTTTAACCCAGGCTCAAGGCAGCAAATCGCCAAGCGGCTCCAAGAAAAAGGCTGGCAACCAAAAAAGTTCACAGAAAAAGGCCAAGTGATTGTCGATGAATCTACACTGGCAGGAGTTGATATACCAGAAGCGAGAGCCATTGCCGAATACCTACTCATTCAGAAAAGGGTGGCTATGGTTGAGTCTTGGATTGAAAGTGTATCTGAGGCCCAACGGATTCACGGTAAGGTCATCACCAACGGAGCAGTCACAGGGAGAATGACGCACCACAGCCCTAATATGGCTCAGGTCCCATCAGTAGGATCAGAGTATGGTGGTGAGTGTCGTGAGTTGTTTACCGTGCCAGAAGGCTATAAACTGGTTGGCATCGATGCTTCATCGCTGGAGTTGCGGATGTTGGCACATTATATGAAGGATAAAGATTATGCTAAGGAAGTCGTTGAAGGTGACATCCATACCAAAAACCAGACTGCGGCAGGTCTTCAAACAAGAGCGCAAGCGAAAACATTTATCTACGCTTTACTCTATGGTGCAGGGCCTGCCAAAATCGGGAAGATTGTTGGTGGTTCGGCAAAGGAAGGTCAGAAACTCATCGATACTTTTCTTCGGAACACTCCAGCTTTGCAAGCACTTCGCAACAAGATTGAAAAGTTATCGGTACAAGGATCGTTACCAGGTCTTGACGGTAGGAAACTACAAATTCGTTCCGCACACGCAGCACTTAACACGCTACTGCAGGGTGCTGGTGCGATAGTGATGAAGCAGGCCTTAGTACTGTTAGACGAAGGCATTAGGAAAAAAGGCTTGGATGCCAAATTCTGCGCCAATGTACACGATGAATGGCAGCTAGAAGTAGCAGAGAAAGACGCACAAACTGTAGGGGAATTAGGGGTTGACAGTATCAGAAAAGCTGGTGTAGTATTGGGGATGCGGTGTCCATTAGACGGCGAATACAAGATTGGAACTAACTGGAAGGAAACACATTGACAGAAGAATTTGAAGACCCAGAATCAGCAATCTTTATCGCCGTAATCGATGGCGCAGTCCACATTGCCTACAGCAAAGATTTAGCCGAAGACTTTGATAATATGCTTGACATTTTAGAAACTGCTGCTAAAATGGTTTTGAATGAGCAGAGTAACAATCAGCAGTCTGTATCAAGTGTTCACTAACCGAAAGGAAAATTATGAACGATCTAGCAAAACCAGTAAAAGTAAAAGCCACAGTGATGTGGTGTTTCCACAATAAACCCAATGAGATGTCAGGCAAGTTCCAAATGGATCTGTGCAACCTGTCTGACAATGCTGTGAAGGCATTGGAGTCTCTTGGATTGGATGTGCGTAAGCGTGAAGACAAGCCAGAGAAAGGCTTCTTCATCACTTGCAAGAGCACTGTTCCAATGAAAGTATTCGATGCTAATGGCAATGACTTGAACAATGTTGCCATTGGTAACGGATCTATGGCTACGGCTGTAGTTGGCGCTTATGCTTGGTCCTGGAAGAATAAG